CGGAGCCTCCGGTGCCTCCGGTACCAAAGTAACCACCAGAACTTGTATAGTAGAGCCCACCACCGGCACCGCCAGCGGCAACAGGTGCGTTCGACAGAAAGTCAGTAGATTGACTTCCTGCCCCCCCATTGCCACCGTAATACCAGAAATTGGGAGTGCCGGAAGATACATAATAACCATCGCCGCCAACAGCGCCTTTACCGCCACCACCGCCGGGACCGTCAACGCCCGTGTTAGAATCTCCACCAGCATTACCTTCGCCGGATGTACCCGCACCGCCAGTATGCCCTAAACCGCCAGCACCGCTTCCACTACCACCGCTGTTTCCGCTTTTACTGGAAAATACTCCACCAGCGCCACCTGCGGCGGATACGGTAGTAATATCAGTACCAGCAATCGCAGTATTACCGCCACTAGAACCGTCACTACTCTGACCGCCACCAGATCCTCCAGCACCAACAGTGACGGTATATGTTGTTCCTGTATAAACTGTAACATTAGTTTCTGTTTTGAAGCCGCCAGCGCCGCCACCACTTGATCCCGACGAGGCGCTTGCTGAAGTAGCACCACCGCCACCTCCGCCTCCTGCAAGAAACACAATTTTGCTTAGTATTACGGGGCCATCGCCACCGCCGGAATTAAAGCCCTTTACAGACGCCCCACCAATTGTAGATAGCAAAGGCATTATGCGTACTGCGTCTGGCTGGCTAAAACAGTAAACGTACCATCTGCTGTTTTAATGATTGTAAACACATAGGAATCAATAGAATTTGCATTTCCTGATGATGGAGCAGAGCCACCTGACCATTCAGGAGTAACGCCTGAGCCATCAATTTGATAGGTATCCAAATAGTACGCAGAGCCGCTTTGAGTCATTAATATAGCCGCTGTCATGCTTTCCCCAACTGCCATTACAGCATTTAAGGCTGTAGAGCCATCACCGCGAAAGTTAATCGTCCTGTTTGCCCCTTGGTTTGCTGTATAAAACTCAACGGCTTGAGTCAAAAAATCAAAGTTAATCGTACCCGTTGTGCTGGTTTGGGTAGTAACCTTCTCAATCATCTCAGCAACAGATGTGGTGCCAATAAACTTAACCTTGGCGCCTGAGTCAGCCGTTACCGCCTTTGAAGCCTCAGAGGTTCCCAGCGTAGTAATATCAAGATAGTTAAGCTCGGCGGTGGTTGATGTAACACCATCAAGAATATTCAACTCGGCGGCTGTGCTTGTAACTCCGTCAAGAATGTTTAGCTCTGCGGCAGTGCTGGTTACACCATCAAGGATATTTAACTCTGCCGCTGTCGATGTAACCCCGTCTAGAATGTTCAATTCAGCCGCTGTAGACGTTACACCGTCCAATATGTTCAGTTCAGCGGTGGTAGACGTAATCCCATCAAGAACATTAAGCTCAGTAGCTGTTGCACTAACGGCTACATCTTCGTTTATCTTTGGCGACGTAAGTGTCTTGTTGGTAAGCGTTTGAGTTGCAGTGTCGGAAACAAGATTGCTACCCGTCGCAGGCAATACCAGCGTGTTATTTGCCGTCGCAGAGTGTGGCGCACCTTGCAATGTCTGTGCGTGTTGATTTCCAGTTTCGCAATAAAACTTAATCTGCGAGGCGGTGCCACCGTTCTTTAGATCAATAAGGCCGGTTTCAATGCCTACATTGCCATCAATAACTACTTGTCCGGTTCCTTTTGGCGTTAGCTTTAGGTCAATATTGGTGTCACCACCAGTTGACGCAATTTGAACACCATTGCCAGTAGCCGCATTGGTAATTTCAATTTCATTTACAGCAGAGCTTGTAGTTTGAAATATGATCTGCTCATTGCCGTTTTCATCAGCAATAAAATGTGCATCATCTATTAAGATGTTGTGGCTGTTTGTGTCTAGATTGCCACCTAACTGCGGGGTGGTATCTTCAACAACATTACTAATGCCAGATGATGCAGAAAGACCAGCAACCAGCGTAGATTTGGTTAACTTCTTTAGACCGCCACCTGACGTATCTACCGCAATCAAAACATCATCATCAGCAACAGTAGATATTTCAGATAAGTCGCCAACAGCGGTAGAAGCAAACCCGGTGCCATTAGCAATTAAAAGGTTTCCAGAAGTATTTGTTGCTGTCTGAAAGGTCGTTCCTTTGACCTCACCTGAAGAGCCATAGATAACAGCTTTGGAATTAACAACTGTCCCAGCCGTAGAGCCATCTAGCAGGTTTATTTCACCCGCTGTAGATGTGACGCCATCCAGAATGTTTAGCTCTGCCGTAGTAGACGTTACTCCGTCTAGGAGATTCAGTTCTGCGGCTGTCGATGTAATTGACGATCCTGCTATTTGCAGTGTTGTGGCATTGACTTCGCCACTAGATCCATAAATTACAGACTTTGAATTAACAATTGTTCCTGCTGAAGAGCCATCAACCAGATTTAGTTCTGCCGTAGTGGACGTTACCCCATCAAGAATATTTAACTCAGCGGTAGTAGATGTCACACCGTCCAAGATGTTTAGCTCAGCGGTCGTAGACGTTACCCCGTCAAGGATATTGAGTTCTGCGGCGGTTGATGTCACGCCATCCAGAATGTTTAATTCTGCGGCTGTAGAAGTAATCGCCGTGCCATTAATAGACAGAGACGTAGGATTTGTACCAATCTCAACGACTGAGCCACTTGAGTTTTCTGAATACAGTCGATTATTGGTTAGGTCTAATGCGGGTTCGCCTTGGACTAAATCACTTGCGGCAGGCGCCCCTGATCCATTCTTTAACTTAATCGTGGTTGCCATAACCTACTCCAAAAAACAAACAAAAGGAAAAGGGGGCCGAAGCCCCCGTTTGGATTAGGCAGATGGTACTGCCAGTACAAAGCCAGCCTCTGGGCGATACACCTGAACACCGTAAAGGGTGTCTGCGGTGTACAGCGTAGAGAGGTACTCTTGCTTGTACTGAGTCTGCGAACGAACAGCCATTTGCTCAGCCATAACAACTGCTTCGCTATGGAACAACAAGGCCGCACGAGTATCTACAGACGATGCAGTGTTGTCAGCCGCCGCCTCAATGGTTCTGCAATTAGCGGAAACGTAAACGTCTACGCCATACAGGTTACCAATTAAGCCGTTGTTGACTGTACCGCCAGATACAAAGTCAGATGACACATACCGATCAATACCCATAATCGCTTTGCGCGTTGCGGGTGGAACGATCAGGTTACGACCTTCCATTGGCACATTGTTGTCATCCATCTTCTGGATCATGTCGCGGAAGAAAGCATCCGTAAACTCGTCACCAGCTACCAGAGTGTCATCAGTGTACTGAGTGGTAGTGCCATTGTCGTTGAAGAAGCAACCAGTGTGCTGGTAGTCAGTAGCGGCAGGACTAAATACAACAGCGCCACCATCACCAAAACCAGTACCAGCCGCATGAAGATCAGTGTCAACTTGAACAGCCAGAGCATAACCAGCATCTTCAGTGTAGAACTGACGCAGAGATGACAAAGCCTGTACCTCTACGATGTCCTCAATCAGACGCGAGTATTCAAAGTGCCGGTTAATAGTAACCTGCAACTCTGACTCAGTGTTTGCAATGATCGTTACCGCAGTATCTGCCGCCTTAGCATTGGCATCACCACGAGTAGGCTTGGGAATATGAATAACGTCACCCTTCTTGCCGGTCATAGCTAAACGCTTGACCAAAGGTGCCATCTTCAAGTTCTTTTGATAAGCGGCAATAATCTCGTCTGACCAGATTTCTGGTACAAACGTTCCCGCTTCTGTTAAGGCGGTAAAGCCGCCTGTTCCGGGGTAAGTTGCTGTAGCCACGATAAATCTCCTTTAAAGGCTAGCGAACTCGACCCTCCGCATAAGCTTTTAAAAGCTCATCTGACAAAGCAGTGTATCGCTCGGGGTCGGTCTTCATTAATTTAATAATGTCAGCACGACGATAAACTTTCTTCCTTGACCCCTCTACTGCTCCCCGAGCATTGCCTGTACTCGCTGACTTCACTGCACTCTGACGCGCTACCTTTTCTGCCTGAGCAGTTTGCTTAACAACCTGATTCTTCTCTTTCCAGAGACTAAACAACTCGTTAGCGGCATCGTAGTCATACTGCTGATCTGCCTGAACAAACAATTGTGTTCGGACTTTCGACCCTTTGATCCACTCAGCAAACTTTGCATCTTGCAAAATACTTTCCATGTCAGGATGACTGGATTTCAACTGCGATAACGCCGCTTGCTGTCTGTACTGCTGTGTATAGGCTTCCGCCTCTTTGATCTTGGGGTGATTGTCTATTGCTCGGTTTACAGCAGATTGAGGATCAACAAAGAAATCAACATCATCTTTGTTGTCATCTTCCTGCTGAGACTGAGGTGCTTGTTTGTTTGAGAGTTCTGTCTGGATGTAGCCATCAACCAATTCACGCAATTCGCCAACTTCCCTGCGCGTTTCCCCGACTTCAGCACTTTGCTTGCCAGAAAAACGCTCAAGCTCTTGGTGCATCTGAACAAGGTCTTGCACAGATTTACCGCGATACTTTTCAGGAATATCAGGCTCTTGAGATTCTTCCGGTTCTGGAGTCTCAACAGTATCAGCCGTCAACTCTTGCGTAGTTTCGGTTTCTTCTACCTCTGGACGCTCATCAATAAGTGTCGCTCTCGACATCATTAAATAGCCCCGCCTTCAAAAAGGTTGTGGAGATTACAATTACGCAAGACCTTCCTCTCGTCTAGCCTCACGCCCTCGTCGCCCAGCTTCTTCATGTTCCCGCACCCACTTCATGTGCCTGCCGGGAAAGTCCCCGGTTGACCCATCCAGTACGAAATTAGAAGCTGAAACGATTTTTGTAGCCATTGCGCCACAGCCGCACCTACTGGCTGTAGTTGTGCCGTCTACAAATTCTTCAAATACATGACCATTCTCACAGCGAAAGTCAAATATCTTCATCTTCTTTCTCTAGCTCCTCAAAGCTAGTTTCCATATTTGATTCAAAGTTCAACAAATATCCCAAGACTTTTAGCTGTCCTTTGCGAATATAAAGATCCTCCTGATCTTTTGTATTCTCAACGCTATTAATCATCATAGCGTTCTGTCTTAGCTCTTCGATTAACTGCTTCCACCCTTCGGTACGAAACAGGTCGAAATACTTGCTGTAATACTCTTCGGTTTCTTTGTCCAACGAGGCCATAAGGTTATCTCAAAACTGCCTTGTATATTCTTTATAGGAAAACGTCAAGCCTTCTTGGCTTTCTTCCGTCTACGACCAGACGCTGTAACTGCATATTTAATTGCTTTTGGCCCTTTTTTCTTGCGCTTAGCCGCTTCTTTTTCTGCCTTGGTCATCTTAGAGGCAACAGCCTTAGGCCGACAGGCCGGATAAGGACGCTTGGAACCCTTGGCTTTCTTACGACCGCAAGGTTTGCCGGTCTTGATATCAACCCACTCTTCCTTAAACCATTTGGTCAAGCCATCCTTAGATTTAGGCATAAGTGCCACCACGTTTCTTGTAGGTTTTTACAAGCCATGCATTGGCATAAGCACTGGGATATACGTCAAACTTACGTTTAGCCTCAGACTTAACTCGTGAGTAAAGAGCTTTGTTCTTTACGTTATCGGGTATAGCGCCCTTCTTTTTCTTGGGCTTAGCTTTCTTTTTCGCAGGCATTAGTGGGTCTTCTTCTTTTTCTTTTTCTTTTTGGGTGGCATTGACCTAACAACCTGTTTGTTTCTGCCTTTTGAATAGCCCGCCATAAAAGCCTCCTATTTGCCCTTGTGGACTTTTTGAACTTTAAATTCAGCAGACTGAGAAGCGCCCTTATGGGGTTTGTACCCACCAGCAGGATTCTTCATCAGTTTATATTCCTTGCCATCTTTCATCCAATGATAGCCTTTTGGCGCTTTAACCTTCATTTTTAATTACCTCTTGCATTACTTTTTGTCTATCGCAAGCATGGCAAGATCCGCAAGGAAGAAAGCCTTCTGGCGTTTCTACAGGCCTCCGGCATGACCAATACATATTTCGCAATTCTTCTGGCATCCCATAATAAACACCCAGACTTCTTTCTACCGAAACTTGTGACATAAAGTCAAACGGCGTCGCCCAAACAGATTTTGCAGATTTTCCTGTGGAGCAAGCATTTAATATGCCATATGCCTCTGCAGATTCTTCTTTGCACATATTGTAGTCGCCGGTATATACCGCTATGCATGGCTTTGTCATTACGTTCATTACCCTGCAGGCTTGAAACATTGCAAGCGCCATATCTCTGCCGCCGGGGTATTTGGCTTTCCATGAGTATAATGATGAAGAAAACTCAAAACTCCGTTGATTTTCTTTAAGCCACGTTATGCTGTCATAAATTGCCTTGCCTTCCGCCTTAAATCTACCCTCTGAGTTTTCCAGATGTACTGCATGAATATATAAAGATTGCTCAGTATGCTCCAACAAACTCCACGCAAGAGAAACGCTATCCATGCCCCCAGAAAACATTAAAACTACATTTTCATGCTTGCTTCCACGAAGAAAATGAGATTTTAGACACGCATCAATACTTTCTTTAACCTTTAACGAATACCTTTGCTCTAGTGTATTCATCTAACCCTCTTTTGTTGATTACCATTTTTTGCATGACCAATACCTTGCTGTTAACTTGCTTGGCGGGTCTGTATCGCACTTATGCCTTGCCCTAAACGACTTGCGGCGAGCAGGCTGATCTTTCTTGATCGTCATCTTAGCATCGCCAAACCTAATCGTTTTGGTCTTGTCCCCCACCTTCGCTACCACCACAAACTTCTTCGTTGGGTGTTTCGGGGTTCTCTTCGGCTTGTTGTACCCGCTTACGCCTGCGCGTGCCAGCTTTGGGTCTTTTTTCGTAGCCATCAAGCCTCGCCTCTAATTCGTCTAATTGTGCTTTCAAGTCCTTGAGGCGTTGGCCCTGCTCCCTGAAGGCGTCGTTCACTTGGCTGAACAGGTTGTTGAGTTCGGTTTGTGTCATTAGCATTTTGCGGCTTAGCCTCCACTTGGCGCTCTTTAAGTAACCTGTCTGCCACCTTCAACCTGCGTTCAAATTCTTTATCTTCTTGGTCGCCTTCTTTAAGGTTTCTAGTAATTGCATTAATCATGTCAATTTGCAGTTCTTGTGGTGCAATCTGAGACTCAACTGCAAGTTTGCCTGCTCTAGCCTGCGATTCTGCGGCCTGACCATTCAGGGCGGCAGTCTGGCTTTGTTGCAGTTCTACTTGCGCCTGCTGAGCCATCATCGCCATTTGCTGAGCCTGTGGATTGGGCTGTGACGCCTGTTGCATTGCGGCAATTAGTTCCTCACGGTTACTGAGGTTCATATTGTCAATAATGCTTTGCATCAAAAGCGGATACATGGGGCTGTCTTGTTGCATTGTCTGCAGAAGCTGGACTAACTGCGTAACCTCATATTCCCTAGCAATAATCCCCAAAGTGCTGGTAGCAGTAAACTTGTAGTCTGCTACCGGATAGTTTTCGGGATCAAACTGCATATACCTATGAGCGGCTTTGGTTACGAAAGGCAGGAGGAAGGACTGCTGGAAGTTAATAAGAGTACGCTTATGGCGCTTGATAATAGCGCCGAGAGACATACTGATGCCAGCGGCCGTCGCTTCACCATTAACCTGACCTGCGATACCAGCAGAATCCACCGCCCCTGTTGCCTGTTGAACCATCTGCTGTAACGCGGC